AGAAACAGTAATAGTAACGCTAGAACTCGAGCCATCTGTAGTCATATCCACTGTACTGGCTTCTGCACCACCTTGTGTTACGCTAATAGTACTGCTACTGCCAGTGTGATTAATAGTTGTATCATGTTGTGCTGAACCGCTCTTGGTTGCACTTATCGTGTTTGTACTGCCATTAATATCAATATCAGTTATCTTATTTGTAATACTTGCTGCAGTACTATTTTCGTTAACTGTAACGGTATTACTGTCGCCAGTAACATCAAGTGTTATTGTGGCATCCTCAGTTGCTGCTGTTGTTCCAACGTTAGTTGTTATGCTGTTTGAATCACCAGTAATATTTTCTGTGTAGTTGACTCCATCAGAACCTGCACTGGTTCCAATAGTTAATGTGCTATCGTTACTACTACCTGACTGATTGATTGTAATGTCTGCATCAGCACCAGTAATATCGTAATCAATGGTATTGCTTGAGCCAACTTGATCTATATCCATAGTAGTTGTTGCGCCATCACTGGCAGAGTCTGTTGTTCCAGAACCAACTCTGTTGCCAGAACCATCTTGATTAATGTTGATGGTGGCTGATGATCCAACCTGATCTATATAAATTAAATTGTCTGCTGTTGCTAAATTTATAAAGAATGTCAGTACAGCAGCAATAGCTACTTTTACATTCATTTACTTCTCCTCGTAATCCCAGTAACCTCTTTCCTTACCTTGCTTCGCTAACTCTATGACTGCCTGTTGAACTGCCCTTCGTACAGCGTAGTTAACTGGTTCATTTGTTGATGTTCCAGATTCAATCTCTAATACTTTAGTTCCTTGATCGTAAAATTTAAAAATGTTGATACCCACACTGGTGCTCAATATAGTTTTTTCTGTGCTAACATTTAACAAGATATCACCTGTTAACACACTCACTGCTCGTAGACCAACGGTAACTATATCACACCGCCATTGACCTGTTGGTCCGATTCCCATAATCCTTGCGCCAGCTCCTCCAGTAAACATATTTGTATCATAACCAATTATACCTCCCTCAATAATAATACCAGCGAACTTTAGAGCACCAAGATCTTTATTCTCGTCTGCCTCTTGTCTTGCATTTCTTATAATCTGCCGTTCTTTAATCAAATTATCTAAATTAGTTCTCTCAACAACGTCAAAAAAGTTTCCATTACTTAACGACATCAAAGCATCGATCAAATAAACTTCTCCACCCTGCGTCACTGCCGTACTAATATTTGCTATATTGTCAGCTGGCTTTCGTTGACCAGTTTTATCTAAGAAACTATACACAGCAACAGTAACTGGTTTATTGCTCCCTATATTTGGAAACTCTTTCAGTTTGTCTTCTGTCTGCGTCTCAGACAACTTTGGTTCCTCCACATATTTCGTAGTGGCGCAACCAGCTAACAATAAAACAAGTAACAATATTTTCATATTAAAAAGCAAATTGAGCAACAGGTATTTCTACAACAGTTTTTGACCCATCCGTTTGTGTAACATTAAGAGTAACCATATCATCAGTCATTTCATATGATATAGTATTTCCCAACAAATCTATTGTCCCTGTTTCCTGTGGATTTTCTCCAAATAACTTATCGCTGATCTGCTTACTCAACTCAGCGTATATTCTACTTTCCAAATTAGCAAGAAATTTATTTACGTTAGTATTTTTTGCTTCACGTTCTGCTTCTCTTAAATCCGACTCAATCTTTGACTCTATATCCTTCTTTCTCTGATGCGTCAAGTTCTCAATAGTCAACACATGACTACTGTATCCTATTCCGTTGAAAGCTGGCGACTTAAATTGATATACAAGATCACCTGCAAAACAATTAGTCGTCGCTATCAGAAGTATCGTTAGAAGGTTTCTTTTTCTCATTTTCTCTTATTGCCAGTATTACGTCAACTTTTTGATTAAGTCTTATCAAGTCATTATCTAACATTCTAATTCTGTCGATTAAAGCAATCAATGTTACATTTGCTTGACTAGTTACTGGATCAATTTCCTTAGTAACCCATTGCCACACATAGTAAATAAAATATCCTAGACCACCTGCAGCAATAATTGGAAATCCGTACTGATTAATTAGTCCTGCGATATCCATTTACAATGCCAACCCATAGATTAAGCCAAGTACCAATCCAGATACAAATCCAGACAGCAATGCTCCTACGACTTCGCTAGTAAAATATGTTGGTTGATTTTTGAGCCAAACTTGCGTGGCTTGGTTTTGATTCTCAAGCCATCCTTCTTTAAAGAATTTCATCAGTCTCTCCTGGCGTCGGACTGCTCGGCTCTCGCTATTCTATCAAGATCAGGTGGAATCTTTAATGCGTGACTAACCTTCGTGTCAATGCGAATGACATCGTGGTTCATCGTTGCAACTCTTTTGTCTAATGCCATGATAATACCCTTCATGCCATTAACCGACCCAGTTACACCTGCTAGAATAAATTTTAGTGTGAGGAAAACAAAGTATCCTGCAGCGCATGCTGCAGCAATCGGAAAACCCACCTCAGCGACGAGATTCAAGAACTCCATAACCGTTTTATTATAGTTGTTATTGGTTAATGTGCTACTTCTTATTTAGTCTTGCTGCTTCTTTTAATTCTCTTTTTCTAGACCATCCACGTGTATGTGGCTCTATTTGATCCTTGACTTCAACATTATCAGAGAGACTTATCACTGTTCCTTGCAATAAAATAGTTTCCTTGATCACCTTTTTTGGCTGTTTTTTAGGTGCTGGCTTGGGTTCACGAACTTTTTTGCAGGTTGAGGCACCTCCTCGACAACCTCTTCTTCAACCCTTTCGACTCTAGTTGGTCTACCACGATACAAACTCCAGTTCGCAGCAATAACCATCAGTACAGCAAGAGGGTCAAATACAACAACGATCATTATAATTACCCAACGAACTGCTCTCTCTAATAAATTCTTATCAGGATTATCGCCATATATTAAAGCAGCAACATATTTGATTGGACCAACTTCAGCTTCAAGTGTACGTAACTCAGCATTAATTGGTGCCTTTTCTTTTTGTAAATCTAGTATCTTTGCTTGACTTGCTTCTATTTCTTTGATGAGTCTGGCTCTATCCTTTGCCTGACTTCTTCTAATTTGTAAAGCACGCTCAGCTACATCCTCTTTCTCAAGAAACTCTTTACGCTCTCCGTCGCTAAACAAACTTTCTTCTTTAATACCTTTCTTAACTAAAGTTCTTCCTTCTTGATTCATTTTGTTATTGACGACAGCATCCATCTGAGCAATAAGAGATTTATTTGCCTCAATCATTTGACGCTCAGTATCTATTTGATAATCTATAATTTCTATTTGAGATGCTACATCACCTGTTGGCAATGCCTGATCTAAGTGTGCCTTTGATAAGAATCCAAAGATTCCCATTGACGTTAAACACATCAATATTATCAAAGCAAACGTAAAGTATGACTTCATGAGCAACGGAACTTGTTTCCAGTTGCGATACATCCATGAAGCAACAATTAATTTTGCGACTTCTAAAGAACTTCCCATAACAATGATGGGAACAACTGCCGCAGCGAAGATAGCTACCAATCCAGAAATAGCATAGAAGGCAGCAATGGTTGACAACGTTAATGCTGTCACTAAAAGTAAGTAGTTCATTTTTGTAAATTCTTTACATGAGAAGCATGAACCCTCGCCATTATATTTTTATTATACCAATCCGTAGGATTTTCTAACACTTCCCTTAGAAATTGCTCTTTGGCTTCTAAGTAAGTGCTTTCACCTTTCTTTTTACACAAATACAATATTTCCCGTGTAAAGTTTTCCTCCCCCAGTCGTTGAACATCTGATTTCAATTCATCAGAGGATGACCAATATGTTTTCCAATCACTTTCCTCTTTATACCTTTTCTTTTTACCTTTGACTTGTCTAGTCTTAGAAAAATAGAAAAGTTTTTTACCAATATACTTTTTGTTTTCTAAATTATTTGTTATGAGATAAACAAAGGCAATATATCCTTCAGGTATCTCATTCATTTCTTCATTGTTATATAACCACGCCATGGACAAAAAAAGGGGGATTACTCCCCCCTATGAGTTAGTATCAGTACTATTTATTAGAACTTAACTTGTACAGTTGTACCACCGATTAGGTGCTCTTTTTGCCAATCACCGTCTTCACCTGCCGTCAAATACTCAACGAATGGTGTAAGTTTGAGATTTGGAGCGATAGCAATATCGTAACCTGCTTGCCACTTGACGTCATCAATCTTCATGTCGCCTGTTTTGCCAGCACCGAAAGTCCAACGTGGTTGCATTTTTAACCATGCTCCACCATATTCTGCCTTTACAATACCACGATATCTCCA